GTTATGTATCGCCTTTTGAGTTTGAAGCAATGTACTATGATAAGATTAACCCGTTAGGTCAGGTGGCTTAACTTAAATAAAAAAGTCTCCGACAAACCCGGTACGGTTCAATATTTGCTTGATCCTTTGCTTCTACAGTTTCTGTATTGTATTGATTAAAACGGTTGATATATTCAATCTGCACATGATTATAAGCATCTGTGTCACGGCTGCGGCGTACACGTACTGGCTCGTCATCGCCAATAAAGTCATCATCGGTTAAGTGATAAACTGGTGTGAGATCAGGTATAAACGTAACGCCGTTACCTGTAATTGCAGAGTCCCCAAAAGAACGGATCTTTAAGCCATCTGGGCTGGGTACCACAGCACAATTTACTGCCTCAACAATCTCATTGATAGTTTCATAGGCTGGTCGTTGTTCTGTGAAAGCTGGACTAATTAAAAGATTGGCAGCTCGGCAATAAGTTCTAAATTCGTCAAGATCTGCAATTTTAAGATTTGGGGCCGCACCATGACGTGGATGTGTGATGAAATCTTCAATAACATCTGCCGGATTAGCGTCATCTATCGTGTCAGATAATGTAATCGTACTGATCACTTCAAAATTATGGTTTGAAAGACTTGCGCTATTCCCCATCTCATAATTAGCACATGCTACATATCCCAAATAAGGATAGTTAATTGCCTGTTCTGGATGCTTTGATAGTAACCATCCCCACGGGGGATTATTATTTCCATCGAATAATTCAAAATTTAACTGGTCGATTGGATCTAACGTGATAGTACCTTCCTGTTTAGGAACAAATTGCTCTTTATCAACCCAAATCAGGCCAATCTTCTTAATCTGGTTTTCACATAAACCTAGCATAAGAGAAGCACTATAACTAAAAGTGGTGTTACTGGTTTTTGTACCACCCCCCTTACCTCCAGATTTTTGAACCGTTGTATGAGGTGTTGCTTTAAAATCCCCATACCAAAACATATTAGCTGCTACCCGTGTTTTACCGTACACCAATGGCTGGCAAAGACCATATGCTGACTGTTGGATCCGCATAGAGTTAATTCGGGTATCCGTTGTACTAATTGTAGTACTACCAAATAATCCACCCATTTATTTAAGCCTCTTCATACGAAAAAACCCGGCAATTCGCCGGGCTAAACTTCCTTTTGTTCCATCTTGTATAATCACTCCCTGATGGAGATAACTGTGAATGACCTGCGGCCATTCAATAACAATTGCACCATGACTAATGCACTTGCCAAATTGATATAGAACAATATCACCCGGTTGTGGTGGCCCTTCTACTGGATCACATACGCCCAAAATCAATTCTAAATAACGTTGTCCCATCTGGTGCAAATGCCAATCAGGCGGATATGGCCGTGGATCTAAATGGTCCATCAATCCGACTTTTTCATAGACCTCACAAATCAAAGTGCCGCAGTCAACTCCCACACCTTTCACACGACCTTGATGATGGTAAGGAGTACCCAACCAAGTTAGGGCCTCTTGTACTGCTTCTAAATTTTTAGCTTTCTTCGCCATAGAATTTGGTCCCTATAAAAAAGCCTTGGAAAATTCCAAGACTTTCATTAGTTTTTAGACTTCAATAATAGTTAGGTTCCCCGTCCTATAAGCCCCTGTATCTATAAAGTGACAGTTATGCTTAATGACAGGGTAGTCAACAATCGTATGACCCAGATAAATACGGTCAATATTTTTAACTTTACGGTAAATTCCAGTTTGATCGTTAAATCGATTTCTTGACCACAAGGCCAAATTCATAGCTAAAAGAACATCATCTATATCTTGCTTATTAAACGATTTTTTAAACTCAAGCCAATCGTTTTGCTCAACATTTGCATGAACAAATCCAATAAGCTCTCCCTTATGTTCAATTTCTAGATAGAGCGGAAGTTCTTTTAGTTGCTCAATTATCTTTAGTTGATCACTTTTAGATAATTTATAAAACCACTCACCACCGTTACGCTCATCTTTGTGTATATTGCGAATCTTATGATTCAGCATCCCATCAATACACATTTGTTCGTGATTTCCACGAACAGCTTTGAACCAAGGCTTATTGAGTAGTTTTATACACTCAAGGCTCTTTTTACCCCGATCAACCAAGTCACCTACCGAAATCAAAAGATCATTTTTAAAATCGAAACCTATGTCGACAAGATGTCGACATAGGTTATCGTAACTACCGTGCAAGTCGCCCACTACAAAGATACGTTCATACTTCTTCATACGATTAATCTCAAAGCTCCTTCATCAAGATTGACTTGCTCACCTGAATTGTTCACGTGTGTTACAGTAACTACACCTGCACTTTTACATTCAGCAGTCATTTGTGTACCCTTTAAGTCAAACTGAAAATCAACTAAATATTGAGTACCAAGAGTCGCCGTTGAAAGATTTAATGTTGTTGATTGACTTGCACCAGCTGCCAATGTTGGCGGGTTCCAAAGTTTTTGAGCTAAAACTCCTTGATCTAAATATCCATATTTTGCATCAAGATATTTAATCCGTTCTTTTAGCCAAGCCATAATTTGACAAATCCCTCCGAGATCCTTCGATGGAATATCGGGCCAACGCTGTTGCTCTTGCTTAAAGAGATTGAGACTGAATTTTGATTCAATATCACGCTCAATTCGATAAACAGTATTAAGGTTAAAAATTCCTTTATTTCTTAATTCAGCATATCGTTTAATAACATCATTAAGAATAATTGGCTTAACAATAGGAATGATATTGTTAGCGTCCCAATTCCAATTTGAAGCATATTCAACCCCAATACCTGCCCAATGAAGCCCGAAAGTCGTATCAAGGTCATAAGGCATCCAACAATATTGAGTACCATCCCAAGTTGTCAAAATTGAATTCTTATCAAGCAAATCTGCTGCAGCAGTAAACTCAACAAGCAAATACCAATCAACAACATTTGTACGATCATAATATTTGTCGAATTGAGCAGTTCGTTCAGCTATTGGCAAACGGTGAAAATCCCAAAGCGCCTGCATGGAAGCTTTTACAGTAGCGTCACTAATCGGTCCGCCTTCTTCATAACCGTTTAGTTTAGGGTTTCTAAGGCCTAGTTTTTCGTAAGGCGGTGTAGATGCTGTGAAATCAATACCCCCTCCCAGCAACTCAAATTGAACATGCTTTTTATTGCTTTTGTCCAAATTGTAATTGTCTCGTTTTTTGCCAATATTTAATGTACCAATCCCATAAAAAACTCCATTTAAACGAACCACAGCAGGATAACCATCAACATGACCGATAGCACCAGTATCAAGTGAATTCACACCCAACTGGTTGAGGTACGCGCGATCTACCTCACGCTTTGGAAAACCTTTTCTTGATTGAACCATTTCCTCCCATAGTCTATTACAAAGAATGTTCCGGCTATGTGTTGCATCAATCCAGTTTGCTTTCCAAACAAGTTCCTGTTGAGGAATCAAATCTCCTAATTTTATTGAACGCTCAGTAGTAAAACTTTCATCCGTAAAAAAACCAAAACTAAAGTTCTTTTTCGGATACACAGCAGAACTACTCCCCTGTACCGCATATTGGGCATAACTTTCATTAACAACCCCGTCGACATTTAGCTTCAATCTACAATTAATCGAACCCTCAGCTTTACTCTCAGGCGGAAAGACTTTGTCTGCAAAAATGTCTATTTGAATTACGCTTGTAGGTTTTGGGAAAGTAAATAGCGTGTTCTGAACAACGTCTGTATTAAGCGCTTTTACCTTTGAACTAAACCGGTTAGTGCGATTCTTAATAACATATGGGTTAGATAGTTCTTTTAAATTAGGAATGTCACGGTGAATACTTGTAATGGTGATATATCCCTCATGATCACAAGTATAGTTTATCTTTGCGGATTTAATGCCTTGCGAACCAAACTCCGGAATCGAATGAACGCATCTGATGAAATTCCCGTTGTAGTCATACAAGTTAAGTACGCTCATTACTCCGGCAGGTTCATCCGTATCAACTACAGCTTCAAAAGTATCGCCATGTTTTACTGCAATCTTTCCCGTACTTTTATATGCAGACCAATACTCTGGAGAAACATTTTGATTGAATTCAATTCCAGCTGCTGTGTAACCAGTACCTGGTGCGAGAAAAGGGATTTTCTCTTCAATTTTTTCTGCAGCCAACCTAGATAAATTATCATTCCGCACAAAAACATTCTCTTGGGGTCTGCTCCATGATAAATTTTGATCAGTACCCGCAGGGGTTAAATCTGCTTTCAACTTCAGTCCGCTTATGTATGCACGGTTTGCTGGATTAACTGAACAAAAGACAATAAAACAGCGCTTTGTCGCAGTATAAGAATACTCAAATGGATATGAGTCGCCCGGCTGTTCAGTATTTTTGAAAGATTCTAGAAAGTTCAAATCTTTGTCAAAAATTACCATGGCGGGAATATTGCTGTCTGGATTAAGAACTGTTGCCTTAATCTGATCCCCTACTTCCAACGGTATTAAACCTGTATTTCTGTAGGCATTTGTATAAATATCACCGCCCCCATTTAAGTCATGGGTTCCGTTTTCATAGTAACGACCAAGCTCATTAAACTCAAAAGTTATTGTTTTCCCTTCACTCACCATTTTGGCATTTGCATATCGTAAGTTAGCAATCATCCGAACGATATATCTATCGAAGTATGAACTACGATCTAAAACTGTAAGCTGGTAATGATTGCCTGTCACAGTTGCAAAACGTGTAGGATAAAGTGATCCTGCATAGTGAATTGTTGTTGCTACACAATAACAATTAAATGGAGCTGTATAGCGGTATTGAACTTCTTCGACCTCTTCAGGGCCTGTGTTCGGTATAGATAAATCGGCAACTAATTTAAGATCCATGTCAAAAACTAGTAATGAGGCGACATCAGAAAAATTATTGCGATTCTGTTGTAAGATCGATGCACTGATTGTAGCGCCTTGATCAAGATAAATAAGCCCTGTATTTACATAGTTAACGGTATGAATGTCAAAGTTTTTGCTTCTATCAGATTCACCCGTTTTAAAGTAGCGTCCAACAACATTAAATGGATAAGTATTTTGTCGATCAAAATAAACACTTGTAAGTGCTTTTAGTGCATTAATTTCATTTAATAGATCTTTTGAAACAGAATTATATTTCTTATCAAAATTACTTTTTTGTTCCAAAGTTTCTATGTACTCAATCAAGCGTTTTAAAGCATCTTTAAATCCTGCTTCAGTAACAGTTGGGTCTATGAATTCAGCTACTGTAGGGATTGTTGGAAATACAACATTAGATAAATCATTCATACTCTTTTTCCATAAAAAAAGCCCTGCAAATGCAGAGCTATGGATTAAAATTTTGTTAAAACTTAGACTGAAGTTTCAGGAATAGGAACATATGGTGCGCCTCTAAAGCGAGCGCGATTATTAAAGCGATTGTCACAAGTATCTAGTCGTTTATCACAACCCGGATATACACGAATCACCTCACCAATTGCAGGCATTTCTAAAAGCGGCAACGTAAGAAGTAATGCCCCCGTTTCATGCAATCGCACCGTGCGCTTAATACCAACATTAATACCCTCAAGAAACTCAACAACACCCTGAGTGAACCAGCCTTGAGGATGACTTAGATCACAGTGAATTCTATTTAAAGTACTGTTAGCACCAATGGTTGTATCAACTGCAAATTCTGAACTTAATAAGCCACAAGCCTGATCAAAAAGTGTATTTAAGCAACCCGGTTGATACAAATTACGTGGCATTTGTACTTTTAAATCATCTATTTCCGAAACCACACTCGCTTTAATCTCATATCGATCAAACTCAGGTTCAATAATACGCCCTTCAAATAAAACCATCGTTCCCGCACTAGTGTCTGTGGGAGTATTAATATCCATGAAAATGCGCTCTAATTTAAAGCGAGAACCATCTAAAATACCGTTATGGAAGGCCTGTGCAACGGGCACATCGCCAAACATTGTATTTTCAGTTGTTTCAATCGTAATAGATAAATTATCGACTTCAATTCCGAGTGAGAGACTAATACCTTCTCGACTTATAATTGGTCCATTAGAATGAAATACCTTGCCATCTACCACCAAATCAACATCGTAATTTGTGTAATGATATTCAATACCTTGTATTGTTGTAATGGTATATAGATCAGCCATAATAAACTGATCTGCATCCAACAATCTTATAAGCTTATCTGATGCTTTTCTCATACCTTATTTCCCAATGAACCAATTAAGTCAACTTTGTTTGATTTCCAAAGCTTATGCATAAAATTTACATATTCTTGCGTGTCTTCTTTAAAACGACATCGGTAATAGTAAGTACCTGAAACAGTTATTTCCTGATCTAAATTAAGAGGTTCTGACAGGATCAGATATCCATCCTTAGTTATCTCAAATACGCCTTGCTTCCACATTAAAGCATCATCACTGACCCACATAGATTTAATCGCGTTTCGGTTCCACATGCTTTGATTAAAAGCCAAGATCTTTGGTTCGGTATGACTTAGGACTATCTTTTCGATCTGGGCTTCTGTTTCCCACCAACCTATGTAATCATCACCCCACATGAGTTTCTGCTCGTCTGTCCACATTAACTTTGAGTACTGATTCCACATTTGAGGATTCACATAATGTGGAAACGTAGGGTTTTGCTTGTGAGTTTTGAGAGTTTTATAAATTTGAAACTTCTGTGTAATGCCATCACCAACAAATGTGCAATTAAATTCATTATCTTCAGGCATCTTATAGAGAAAAGAATCAAATGACCCTCTTCTCTCTAGAAAAAAACTCTCAATAACTTGTAATTCAGCTTTACCACTTCTTTCTCGCAAAAAACCGAAAGACAGTGAAATTTCATACTTTGGAAAGGATTGAAAGCTTGCTCTTAATTCACGACCATTTATTGATGTCATGATTTTGGTGTTAAACATCGGAGCTTTTGATAAGTCCCATTCAAGACCAGGTAATTCTGGAAACAATGCATTAGACATTTAATCCTCCTTATTTCCCAAAATTACGGTTATAGCCTTTAAGTCCACCAGCCAAATCACGGCCATGCTTCTTCATAAAGTCTCTAACTCCTTTGGCATCAATGGCACTAATATTGAAAACAGTGGTACCACCACCCCCACCTTCAGCAACCGCTGCAGCCCCAAAACTTGCCCCATTGCGTAATGCGTTACCCATTTCACGAATGGTATTTGCATGTTGAGACGGTAAAACCATCTCATCTTCATGAAGCTGTGTAATTGGGTTAACACCGGATGGAATGTCGTAACCGCCTCGAGCAGATTTAATCTTTCCAGCTAGACCAGCCACTAAACCAAATGCAGCAGCACCGGCACCAACGGCGAGAATTGGACCGACATAGGGAATTGCAACCATAGCTTTAAATGCACCAGCCATTGCTTCCCATGCAGACATCATGATGCCTTTGATAGCTTCGGCAGCCTTTAAGCCTAAACGTGCTAAACCACCTGCTGCAGTAACGCTGGTACGTGTTGCTTCACCTGCAATGGTTGCCCCTGTTTGAGCAGCTTGGCCAGAAGCTTCTGCCGCCGTTTCAGCACCAACGAAGCCAAGCTTACGGGCCAACTTAATCGCTTGGATTCTTAACCAGCCTTGTAGCTCCTTTGTTGCTGTTTGCAAGGCAAATTGCCCCATGTCAGCTAGTACTGCTTTAGTTGCATTACTCCAAGTCAGTGTGCCATTCATAAGTGACTGAATGCCCTGATCCCATAGGTTAGAAAGACGAGAAGTAAACCCACCGAACTTAGCCTCAAAGTCTTTCATTTCCGCATCACTGATTAAGCCCATAGACTTAGTGTCAGCAACTTTCTGATCTGTCTCTAAATCAGAAATGTTGTTTGTGATTTGGTTTTGATTGCCCTGCTTACCCGTAATACCGGTTTGCTCGTTCTCAAGTGCTAAACGCTCTAAAAGACCTTGCCGTTTAATTTCACGTAACTGATCTTCTAGTTGTTTTTCCAACTGGACTTTACGGACATTTGAAATTTTCTTGGCGTCAAACTCTGCCTGAATTCGCGCTGCTTCAATTTCATATAGGCGTTGTGCTTGCTGTTGATAATTGTCTATCTGTTCTTCACGAGCTTTTTTGTATTCCTCAAACTCTTTTAAACGAATAGCAATAATCTTGTCGGATGCATCCTTCTCGGCTTTGACTTTGGCAGCTGATTTTTCATCGGCAGTCATTTTAGATTTTTCAATCTCATCTAATGCCTTTTGCAGATCTAAAGCGACTTTCTTTTCTTCGGATGCATATTTATACCGAATATCAGCCAGCGCTTTAGCTGCTTGTTCAGCTTGGCGTACAGCATCGGACTTACCCTGCTTTGCCTTCTCTGATTTACCACCATCAGGATTGAGTGCCTTATTTTGTCCGATACCAGAAGTAACCCCTTTACTGCCACCTCTAGCACCTAATTGTGCATTCTGTATGTCAATCTTTGCCTGAGTTAAACGATCAAAAGAAGGTGTTCCACTAAAGATATTAGAAGCTGAATTAATTGCGGCTTTGGTGGTACCAGCAATATCAACCACAGTATCTTTGGTTTCAGTCCAGATTGCCTTAACGCCACCAGCCAGAGCCTTACCTTTAGCCAAGATCCCATCCGCATTTACAAAGTTTACGGCAGTACTTCCAATAGTCCTTAGGTTACTCATAACACCAGACATTAATCGCACAAGATTTTGTAATCCAGCTCCAAGCCCAACAATAACGACTGCCACGCCCTTGGCAACCGAGCCTAATGTCTGAATAACTCCGGTAAATGCTCCACCTTTTGTGGTGCCATTCATAAAATGACTAATAACACCGCTTAAAGCTGGCATCACTGCTTGAGCCAATTGATTTTTTAAGCCGGTGTACTGCATTTGAAGTACTTCAGTTTGAGCCTTTAATTCAATAGATTTTTGAATTGCCTCTTCACCAGTAATAATCCCTGCTTCTTCCATAGCAGACTGATATTCTTTCCAAAGCTTACCGCCATCTTGCAATATTGGAATTAAACCAGTGAGATCAGAGCCCATACTTTCAAGGTAGAACGACATTTGTTGCTGGTTGACTCCAGCTTCTTCCAGCTTATCTACATAGGTTTGTAAGGCTTCTACCCCATCCATCTTGGACATTTCTTCGGCGAGCTTTTTTGCCCCCTCAGCACCAGACTCCGTTTTAACGGCGATTTGCTCAAAAAAATCTTTAGCACCACCAGAACCTACTGATGCAAACTCACTGAACCGTACCGGGTTTGTCGGAGACTTTTTTATTTAAGTTAAGCCACCTGACCTAACGGGTTAATCTTATCATAGTACATTGCTTCAAACTCAAAAGGCGATACATAACC